GTGAACACCTTAATAGAAACAATGTGTAAACGTAGTCCTCATCTTCTTAATGTGGGTAAGAAGTTGGAGACTAGACAGTATAATAATGTTGAATCATTGAAACTGTCCGATTTGCATGTTGGTCCTTTGCAGAGGATTCGTAATTGTATAGGAGGAGAAGATCGAAGTTTGGTCTATCATTTGGACAAACTCATTTCCTTAGTAATAGCTTTGAAGTACAGTGCCAATTTGGCACAATTTGCAAGCATATTAAATTTGTATTTAGGCATTTACTATGATGAGTCTTTGATCCAGCAAATTTTCAATTATTTTGAACAAGTATTTGGATTTGAGTGCAAGGAACAGGATAACGTTTTAGAACACCAAACAGGCACTTTTGATACTTTAAAAGATCTCTTAGGGAATTGGAAAGCTATACAAACAAGTGAAACTGCTTTAAAATTGTACAAATTTATTTCTATGATTTTAACGTTAGGTTTATGTAAGATAAATGGTATTTCATTTTCATTGGGTGGACTTAAAATATTTCACATGGAGGCTGAAAAACGTGTATATGCATTGAAAGATGTCATTGAAATTTGTTTTGAAACTATTGTTTATTTCTATGAGAGAGGTTGTGATGCATTTGAGACACGTGATGTTTGGAAATTGTTTTACTCTGACGACAAGTTGTTGGAATATGAAAAAGAATTTGCCTTTTTGGTAGCTGCATCACCCCTGGTTGAAGTTAACAATTGGGAAGGTTTGAACTGCACTATTCAGGAATTTGAGTTAAGGCTGGAAAATCATTATGTTTTAACTAATGAAATGATCAAAGGGTCACCTGTAGGGCAGTACAGGAATGTACTAAATGGGAAATTGTTAGCTTTACAAAAAGTAAAGACAAAACTTTTAACATGTAAAAGAAATACATCCCTACGCGTAAAACCTTTTAGCATCCTACTGTATGGCAAAACAGGAGTCGGGAAATCAACCATGTTGGATTATTTAATAAACTATTTATCTAAGCGTAATGGTTTTCCTGTTGGTCCAGAGTACAAATGCACTCTTAATCCAAGTGATCAATATGATTCTAGTTATCATTCTACTGCTATCTCTGTAATTATGGATGATATAGCTAATGCCACACCACAAGCCACTACAGGTAATCCATGTCTCAAGGTGATTGATTATATTAATAATGACCCAAAGGATGCACTTAAGGCTGATGTTGACTCTAAAGGTAATGTTAAGATACAACCAAAATTTGTATTTGGCACCACGAATAAAAAGTCATTAGATGCACATGTGTATTCAAATGAGCCAGCATCTATTAGTAGAAGGTTTGATTATGTGGTGACTGTTAAAGTTAAGCCAGAATACCAAAAAGATGACAGCGCTCAATTGGATGGTGAAAAATTACCCCAAGGAGTTGTTCCAGATGTTTGGGACTTCTGTGTTGAAACCGTGGTCCCCATTCCAAGTGAAGCAGGAGGTCCTGACACAGTGAGTTATGCGTATGCAAAAAGAGGTGAGGATGTATTAGATTCCTGTAGTTTTGGGGTTTTATTAGATTTTTTGGGCCATAAATCGGTACGTCATTTTGGTGTTCAAGACAATATGTTAAAACACATCGCTGGCATCAACACGATGGAAATGTGTAAACATTGTGGTAACTACATTAATTTATGTGGCCATGACCAAAGTATTGTGCTTAATCAGTTTCAATATGGACCTATATATAGGAAAAAACCATGGCATGTGGAGCAAGTTAAACCTGTTTCGTGGCACGATAAATGGCTAGATAAATTAGACTTTAAAATTGCTAGTATACCTATGTTTCCAGGCCTCATTTTTGGTTTGCAAGAAAAACAAAGTGCACTGGCCATTGAATGCAGTAGATTTGTATTTGATTCTTTGTGGGTCAAAAATAAAATATTAGCTGTTTCACTGTTGATTCCGTTGTTTTTGTTGTATGTGTTCTTATTGTTTTTCGTATCACCATTTTACTATGGGTCACTGTCAGCTTTGCTTTGTGGTTTAGCCATTGATAAAAAGATGTCAATTTTGGCTGATTCACTAGTTAGAACAGCAGAAAAAACACACCTATATAAAGTAGCCGAGAGACACAGAGATAAGATAAACAGAGGTGTTAAAATAGCTGGTTATGGAGTTATTTCACTAACCACATTCATCACTTTAAGAACTGTGTATCGTCGCTATAAACAATTGTCACATTTACAAGGGTGTGACGAGAGAGTTCCTGTTCCTCATGAAAATGAGAAGACAAATGTGTGGAAGAAAACAAACATCGTACCCTTGGATTATACTATGAAATCCAAGACAACCACATATGAACAGTTAATATCTGAAGTGAGTAAAATTACTTGCCATTGCACTGCATTTGAACCAAGCACGGGAAGAAGGTTTGTTTCAAACATTTTCCCAGTTGGTAGTAATATATGGATTATGAATGGTCATGCCATCAGAGGAGAAGTGTTAGAATTGAGTATAGTTACTCATGATCCCGAAACTGTTGGTGGGAATTTTAAGACCATGATCTCCCCAGTAAATTGTCATTTTGTAGAGGATTCAGATTTGGTGTTTATGTATTTACCTTGTGGGGGAGATAGAAAGAACTTATCACAATATTTTCCTAAAAATTGGTTGGATATTAGTTGTGAATCAGCTTTAATCTATAAGAATGAAGAAGGTGATGCTAGTTACCAGGCAGTTCACTGTGTGTCACGACAAAGTGAAGTGGGGAATATGAGATGTGACAGCTACGCTTACAACACAAAACGCCCGACTTTTCCAGGCCAGTGTATGTCTGTGTTAGTAGCCAACTTGAGACACCCTATGATAGTTGGATTCCATTTTGCTGGTAATACAGGTACTAAGATAGGTGCGGCCACTTATGTGACATCTTCTATGGTTGAAGAGGCTAGACATATCTTAGCTAAAATACCTGGGACCCTATTGTCTTCACATTCTGGGGATTTTGTGTTAAATGATATTGATAAATACAAGAATGTTAAGATGTTGGGGACTAACCATTTTAAAAGCCCAACCCAGTATATCGAGGGTGACGGTGTCTTTAAGAACTATGGCGCACATAACGGACCTAGAAGGACTTTTAAAAGTTCAGTGATTAAGACAATTATATCAGAAAGTGTCAGTGATGTTATGGGGGTCAAATGTAATTATGGGCCACCCAAAGGTATGAACACTTGGAAACCCTGGAAAGTGGCTTTTGATAATTATGTGGATTCTCATATTTTGGATCAAGGATTGGTTAGTATAAGCACTCAAGATTTTATAATGGGGTCATGTGATACTATAGCTGCTGAGACTTATAAGAATACGTTTCCTTTGGATGACATGTCTGCTTTGGCAGGTGCTGATGGTGTATATGGAATTGATTCTATTAATATGGGTACAGGTGCTGGACACCCTTTCAATTGTCCTAAGACAGATATATTTGAAAGGTCAGAGATACCAACTGAAACACACACTAATCCCATTTATGCCCCCCAGTGGTTTTATGATGAAGTAAAAAAGAAGGAGGATATATTGGCTTCTGGCGAAAGGTGTTACTCTATCTTTAAAGCGCATTTAAAAGATGAAGCCACCAAATTAACAAAAGATAAAGTTAGAGTGTTTACTGGATCATCCGCAGTTGCATTAGTATTAGTGCGCAAGTACTTTTTACCACTGTGCAAAATAGTTATGGACAATCCGTATGTATTTGAATGTGCTGTTGGCATCAATGCTCATGGCCCTGAGTGGGATGAGTTTACAAAACGTGTTACCAAATTTGGTGACACCAGGATGGTGGCTGGTGACTATAAAGCTTTTGATGCCACTATGCCTGCTTCTTTGACATTAGCTGGTTTTTCTATATTTATGCATATGGCGAAAAAATGTGGTTATAGTGAGAGGCAATTGGAAATTATGCGTGGTTTAGCTACAGAGATTTGTTACCCAATATATGAATTTAATGGAGAATTGCTTGGATTTAATGGATCAAATCCATCTGGGCATCCATTGACTGTTTTTATTAACAGTTTTGCTAATTCATTATATTTACGATATGCATTTTATTATATAAGTGAACCCAAACCAGGGAAACTTTTCAAAGATTATGTATCATTGCAATGTTATGGTGATGACAATATATTCTCAGTATCTAAAGATATGCCTGAGTTTAATCACACCTCAATTTCCAATGCATTAGCCCAATATGGTGTTATTTACACCATGGCTGAGAAAGATCAGCCGTCTATACCTTATATACCTTTAGCTGATTGTACGTTTTTAAAACGTAGAATGGTATATAATTCCGATGTGGAACTTTATTTAGGT